TCGTCGGTGACCTGTGTTTCATATCCAGACCCGCCTCGATCACCAACCTTAACTACTCCGGTGCCTGTACCGATCAAGGTAAGATCGCCACCGTCAGTGCTTGCATCAGTCAAAATTCTTCTAACTTTTAAATTGCTGTCACCGAATCCATACGATGTATCAGATGATCCTGTGACAATTTGCCAGTATCCAGATGCCGATGCTGGATCTTCGTCTGTGGCAAATCCTGGATTGGATTCATTCCATACAAATGCTGCGCGAGGGACAGCAGTAGAATCTACATAAGTTCCTCGATCGATTTCAACTCCTGCATATGTAAGAGTTACTCCGGGACCGTTTTCGCCGTCGTTTAAAGTTATAATTCTGTCTTTGATTTCTAAATTAGTAGAAGAGACAGCAGTAACATCACCCTGAACTGTGAGGTTGCCTGTGATAATAGTGTCACCAGATGTACCGGTATCTAACTTAATAGTACCGCCATCTCTAACTTTGATATTATAATCGCCGTTGACGCGAAAAAACTGTCCCATTGTTGCTTCCTAGATTACAGTGCTGTCAGAACAATATAGTCTGCAGATGAATCTGATTCTAAATACCAAGTATAACGATTGCCGCTGAAGTCTGTGGCAATTCTCTTGGTAATTTTTGCAATGTTAACCAACCCGTCATCTAGTTGACCTGTTGTAGAGCCAGTCATTTGCATTTCACCGGCAGCACTCGGTGTACCGTTTTTTAACACTGCTGTAGTATATGCAGATGTTGTGGCAATGTCTCCAACTCGAGCTACTACAAAAGTTTTTGCGCCGCGTTGTTTGATAAGAACTCCGTCAGTTCTTAAACTGGCATCATAAAATTTAACTGTGATACCTGTGCTTGTTGTTGCTGGGGTGCCGAGTACATCTACACCATTTACATCTTTTCTTAATGGACGTCCCATTTGTTTCTCCTTATGTTGACGTTCTAGGTCTACGCAGTGGGGTTACTGCATAAGTTTTGCTGTTTCAACAAAATCATTTTTAGACATGATATTTAGCCATTTTGCTCAAGTCATAAAAAAAGCGGATGTTGCCACCCGCTTTGTTTTTCTTTTAAAAAAAGATTTGATTAGCTGAATCGTACGTTTGCGTTTGTGATAGCAACGTTAGCCAAGTAATCAGCAGCATTACCAAGAGATGATGCTGTGTTGGTTAGTTCAACATAACCATAACGTGTCATGAATGACACGACTGGCTCGAATGTTGATGGATCTAACACAACGCCACTGCTCATCAATGGAATGTATGGGCAGTAGAATGCTGGTGCATCAGATTCGCTAGAACCTTTGTAACCAATCAATACGCCTGTGCTGTCGCTAGCATAACTGTCAACATAAACACGCATTGCACTGTTCAATGTACCAACAAACTTGGTGTTTGTAGGTGCTTCGAAAGTACCTTCAGTAGTACGAGCAAACGCACTAGTTGTAGCACTTTGAAGAATTGTCAATGCCATTGGGCTAACCACTGCGTAGTTACCAGCACCACGACGTGTACGCTGAGCGATCAAGTTAGCAGCACGGTTGATTTGAACTGCCAATGCGGCATGCTCATCACCAACGAATGTTGCTGTACCAGAAACTGCAGCCTGGTTGTATGTTTCAACGGCTGTGCCTGCTAATGAACGTAGAGATCCTAAGATTTCTTGATCAATTTCAGCAGTGATTTCTTGTGCCAAAGCAGCCATGATTTCTGCTTCGATGTCAATGCCTTGTTGGGCTTGTGCATCTTGCGCAGCTTCAAATGTCCAACGAGCACTTAGTTTACGGGTTTTAGCCTCAACTACTTGCTTTAGGATCTGGATGCTCATACGCTTACCAGCAGCACCTTCTAAAGTAGCGGTGCTACCTGCTCGGGGTGTTGCTGCTGTCTCGTTACCAGAATAACTAGCAGCAATTTTGAATGGGCTTAGAGCCTCTTCACCTGCTAGAACACCAGCGCCTGCTGATGTATCTGAATAACGCACACGTAGAGTGTGAATTTGTCCAACTGGACCTGTCATTGGCTGAACACCAACCAACTCGTTAGCGATAACGGTTGGCATGACACGACGAATAACTGGCAATATCACACGGTTTAGTGTTGCGACATTACCGGCAGAGGTAGCACCTGCGGATGCTGACTCAGCCAAATACTTGCGAGTATTTTCTAGAGTTACAGACATCGAACTTCTACGGGTACCGTTTAGGCCTTCTAATAGAGCCTCTTTGGTCTCTTGCCAACGACCATTTAGTAGATCTGACATTTAGTTTTTCTCCTTAAACTTTATAATCCAGCAAGACGTCTAATACTTCTGATATTAGAATCGTACTCGCCACTAACTTGAGTACTGGAAACCTTATTTCCAGTAATTTCTTTTGCCTCTACTAGTGCCTGTTTTTGTTTTGGTTTTGTTTCGCCGGCAATTACTGCTGGTAGATATTTTTCAAAACTATTTTGTAATTTTGGTGTTTGCACACTTTCTAACAGCTCAGACATAATGTTTCTCTGATCCTTGCTCAATGGAGCAAAAAGTTCAGCCATTGTGGTCTGTCTTTGCATAGCATCTTGTAAACGGTTGACTTCTGATTCTTTACTTTCTAAAATCTTTTGTGTCGCTATTACCGCAGTTTTTGCTTCAGTAATGGCTAGATCTTTCAGGTCTATGACCTTGAGTAATTTTGAAGTTTCAGATTTCTCGTTTAGGTAACTTGCTTGATATTCAGAAGCAAATGCTTCGAATAATTTACGTCCAAAGTCGTTGCGACGAGCACTCTCAATATCTTCTTTGAGTTGGGTAATTTCTTTAGATAGGTTGTTACCGATCATAGACTCTACCATGCTTGCTGCACGTTTTACAAATTTCTGTTTTAATGCAGAAATCTGTTCTCTACCTTCTTTGACTAATTTGACCTTGGCTTCAGCCAGGTCTTGCTTGTCTTGATAAAACTCTGCAATTTCTTCAGATAGAGCATCTATAATGAATTGTTCAAGTTTTTGGAATTTATCTGCTGACTGTTTCTGATCTTCGTGTAGTTCTGAAATTTCTTTAGCCAGTTGATGAACCATAAATTCTTTCATCTTCTTGCCATCGTCTTTCATCTTCTTAGCATACTTGGCTTTTGCTTCTGCCAATTGTGCCTTGTCTTCCTTAAACTCTTGAATTTCAACAGCTAAGTGTTCACTGATCATTTTGTCCATGGCTTCTACCATGACTTGTTTGTCATGATCGTAGCGTTGAGCAAATTCTTCGCGTAATTGTTGTGTAACTTCTTGACGGTTTTCAACAACTCTGCGATCCCATGCTTGTTCAATTTCTGCTCTCATCTCCTCAGAAATCACATTGTTTTCAAACAAAGTTTTTAACGAATCCAACATGTATTCCTCCTATTATTGGAGACCGCCTATTATTCTTAATAGGCTTTCCTTGAGATACTTCTGTGCTTTCGGGTCGCCCTGCACCTCCTTCGCTATACGAAGGCTACTTAAACCGCCACGAGTGTTCATGAGATTTTCGTAAATTGGTGTAGGATACGCACCGGGAGCACTTGGTTGAGCAACTATATCCACCGTAATGATTTCAAAGTCGCTGACGTGACCAGACCCGTCATCTCGGACGTTTCCGGAACCTCTGCTACTTACACCTAATTTAACGCCGGCTTCTAACATAGTTTTGACCAGCATGCCCATAGGGGTAGGTAATATTTTCATTTTGCCATAACCATTTGGACCGTCCATCCACATTGAGGTAATCATGTGGCTGACACGGTCCAGGTTAATTTTTAGATCGTCTGGATGATCTACTTCACCGCATACAGAATAACCATTGGCAATCTGATCGTTTAGAGTCTTAACAGCCCTGCCAATCTCGTCCACAGGATATACCCTTTGGTTAGCGTTTTTAATGCCGCCCTGTATGCAAATACCTTTCATGTACAAACTTTTACCGCCAGTCTCGTTGTCAGTTGATTCAACAACGATACCGGCTTGTGTAAACGAAAGGTTTTCACGAAGTAATAACATTATCTAGATCCAATTATACTTTTCTTATTGGTAGCAGTGTCGCCACTGCCTTTCTTTTCTGCTCCGTGACCTGCTGGCACACCCTTAAGATGCTTCACACCAGCTTTGCCGCCTGGAACATTTATGTTGCCAAGATTTTCAGTCTTGGCGTTTGCATGACCTGGTAGGCTGGTTTTGTTACCGCCGCCTTCACCGCCCTTGGCAATGTTAGCAGTTGTGCCGCCCATGTCATTCTTCTTGGCTAAGATACTTTTTGTATTGGCGCCGCCTGCTTCGCTTGTGCTGGCAACTTTGCCGCCTTTGTAGGCTTCGCCTACTTTTTCTACATACTCACGCATCATTTGCTCATCTTCAAATGCATACTGTTCTTTGGACATCATGTCATCTTCGTCATCCATGTCCATTTCTGCATCGTCTTCTTTACCGCCATCAAATGCTGCAATAGCATCTTCTAATTCAGCAACCAATGCATCTAAGTCATCAACTGCTGCACCAATGTCAGCAACTACTTCTTCTGGACTACCTGCATCACCAGTGACATCATCGATGAAATCATCACCTTTGTCCATTGCTGGCATGTCCATACCTGGCTCGTCATCCATACCTGGCTCGTCATCTGCTTCCATGGACATGTCAAAACCTTCTTCAGTTTCTTCGTCCATGCCTTCTTCCATGTCGTCATCTTTCATAGATTCTTCCATGTCGTCATCTTCTCTGGTTTCTTCAACGTCTTCGTCAAATTCTTCAGCAAGAAGATTTTCATAAATCTCACGTGATTTTTCTACCACGATTTGGTGGAATAATTCCTTTGCTCTGGCTTGGTCGTCATTGACCAAAGACTCAAGCATCTGTTCAAATTTATTTCGATCAGTCATTGTTTTGTCTCCTATGGTTACAAGGCTGTTGATATATTTACTTTTAATTGTAATAAATGGGGTGAAATGGCCTTAAAATGCTAGTTTTTAGGCCAAGTCTTGGATATTTGTTTAAATTCTGTGTAGTTTAGATTTTTAAAGTTTGAGAAGTGCCAATTTGTGTCAAAATATTTATCACCAACTAGTCGATAATATTTTATATGCTTGTTGTCTCGAATAACTTTTTCTGTTTGTCGCATCCAGTTACCATAGTAAGTGGCCACGTCACTAGACAGTTTGTAATTTTTTGTGTTAGCATAGACATTGTTTAGTTTGCCATTTTCACCTTCATAGTCAAACCCTAAAATATATATTTCGTTGACACCTGATCGAGAAGCCATATCCAATGCTGTTGGTCCACTACTCCATCCTAGACTGGGAATAAAATAGTTGAATCCTCTAAATGCTTTATATCTAGCATTGCCGTTGGTCCACACGGGATGCTTGTGCTGGTAGCCAACACTGTTTAGTTCCATAACCATTTTGGGATCTACTGCAATTAAAAAATCTGGATCAAATTCTCTATATAAAGCATTGCATCCGTATATTTTTCCGTATGCTTTTAGATCTGAGGGCTGTATTGCAAGACGGCTTTTGCCGTTGCCTAGCACAAAACAACGCATATTAATCTCCTTGTATTAATTTATCAAAGAGATTTTATTGTGGTGCCGGAGGTGGCGCACCGTACATTATTTTTACAAATTGCAATTCTTGTTCTTGTTCTAAGATGTGTGCTTCACTAGTTTTTCTCAATTGATTAATTTGACCCAATGTTAATCTAGTTTTTCTAGTGTCGTTTTTAGATATTGCGGTTTTGTCTCGGCGAGGTTCGTATCTCATGTCATTGGACAGAGATTTTTTGTCATTGTCAACGTAAAACAGTTCTCTTAGAATCATATAATATTTATGCTGTTGGCGGAGTTGCTGGGGTCACTGGTAACGGTTCAGTTCCAGGTTCTGGTATTGCATCAGATTGTTCAGGTGTACCTTCAGTATCAGTAGCAGCATCAACATCAGCAGCAATATTTCCTTGACTTAAACCAATAGATCTTAGTTCTCCACTGCTGTCTGTGGGTATTGGATCACTCTTGCCTTGTTCTTCGCTCCACAACAATTCATTTTCTGCCATCTCTTCTTCACTCAGTCCTAAGAAACGTTTTAGTGCAAATCGTTTGCTGATAAACGGTACTGCTTGAATAGTATTAAATGTATTGATACGCTGGCCATCTACTTCACTTTGACGATATGCTGCAAAGTTCATTGGAGGTTGCAGTTTTAATTCAAACAGACTAGAATCAATATTGACTCCTCTGTTGTGTAGATACAATTTAAATTCTTCGTCAAATATACTGGCTGCTAAACTCTGTAGTCTTTCACAGTATTTGTTAAATCTAAATTCTTGAATATACGCGGTGCCCACACGGCCATCGTTGTACTGCGCTTGACTGTCGTCTGCGCCTGTGGGCAAATAACTACTGGGAATTCTTAAACCACGGAACAACTTGTTTGTAAAGAATTTTAAGTCGTCAATCTCACCAAGATTCGTTCCTCCTGGTAAAGTTTCAACTTTACTTCCACGTCCTTCAGCAGTTTGTGGAAAGAAGTAATCTTCGTTAATACTCAGCGGATTGTATGCTGAATCAATAACGTTAGTACCACCGCCAGTGCTACTGGGAATCCTACGTTGATGTATTTCATTTTTAACACGCTCAACAAATCCCATAGCCAAGTGACTGGGCATATTACCTACGTCAACATAGAACACTCGGCGTTCTGGCGCACGTTGTACACGATAGATAATGATAGCATCTTCTAATAACTCTTTTTGTTTGAATACTTTGAATACTTGTTCTAACAAACTGTTGCCAAACGGATAGTTGTTGTCTAGTCCTTCACTGAGGCTGAGATGAATCACATGTTCAGCATTTACTGCTTCTTCCATCTGTGTTAATTCAAATCTAGATCCAGTTGAAACATTGTATGCACCACCAGGGCCTGCACTGCCGTTACTGCCGCCGGCAGCATAGGTAGTTCCTCTATTTTGTGTATTAGTAGTGTTGGGATGTATCATCGTCACTGCAAGATCTTTTAAATTGATATTGAGGTCTTTGATTACATATTGTTCAGGCATTTTGCCTTCACTTTCGTTTACTATGATCTTGGTAATTTTACCAGCATCTATATACATCCACTTTTGATTTTCTGGATCACGTACAAAAAATGCATCGCCGTATTTGAAAAGATTACGAATAGTTCTAAAAATTCGTGTGTCAAATTCTTGCAACTTTGACCATTGCTGTAGATATTCTCTTAGAATACGTATTTCTGTATTGGTTGCTTTGTTTTTAAAAAATAAATTAAACGGTGTATTGTTTTCTTTGTTCTTCTGTGTGCAAAATTCTGCTAAAATATCCAACGCTGCATTTACTTCTGGATCCATATCCATTGTGTCATACTGCAGATATCGTTCGACTCTGTTGGGGCTACCTGTATAGACATCCGGCAAAAAACTACTGTAGTTTGTTCTAGCAGGTCCTGGTCTGCTGGAGTTCTGACTACTCATCGGACTCCATGTGCCGTCAGTTAGCGCACCAGTATTAACAGGGGTAAAATATTTTTTCCACGACATAGTTATGCTCTCATATTAAGATTGCCATTCAACGATTTAGTTGCTGACACTGCTTTTTCCATTAAATTTGGCAACTTGGACATTTCACCAGACAGTTTGCCTACTTGCATATTTAACGTATCTAGGCTGGCCACTACATCAGATAAGGTTGTTTCTTTGCCTGCGCCTGCGGTAGTTTTTGGTTTGGCATCAGTTGCTGTTGCGGTTTTAGCAGTCTGCGCCTGTTTGGCATCTGCATCTTTTTTCTCAGCATCTTTCACTGCTGAATTCTTAGCAGCATCAACACCAGCGGTGGCACTGGCAGGTCCTGCCATTGGACCCATAAATCTATCCAGCATGCTAGAAAATGGATCTCGTCCTGTGGTAGTTTGTGTTTTATTTTTTGCAATAGCACCTGCTAGATCTCCGAACTCGGTGTCACGAGATGGTTGGTTAGCACCATACAATGCTAAATCTTCAGGAGACTCTTCAGCAATTTCTGGTTGATTGGCACCATACAATGCCAAGTCTTCATCAGATTCTGTTACTAACTCGCCTTGATTGCCAATATGATCTAATAATTGAGATTGTTTATCTTGAATGGCAACTTCAGTGTCTGCTATTTCTTCTTTAAGATCTTGCAGTTCTTGTGCAGCCAATGCAATCTCGGCATCAGTATTCAAAATATTTTGATCTCGTTCAGCAATTTTTCGTTGTAGAGATAAATTTAATGCTTCTTCAAGATCAATTTGTTTTTGTAGTTCTTGAATTTCTGCAGCAGACTCTGCATTATCAAGTCTATTACGCATAATAGACAA